AAGATAAGATCACAGGCTCAGATAAAGCCCATCAAACTACAATCCACGGAAGATCAGATCAAGAAGGGTGCACCAGCTTCGTATGAAGTGCCGGTGACATTTGACAACTCAAATTTTTTCGCGTAACACTGCTGACAATGGGGGACTCTGAAATAGTCGCACACCTCAAGGACTTCGAAAGCCAGGCAAAGAACCTCAAAATGGAACTGATGAAGATCTGTTGGTTCATGAGGGGTGGGATGAGCTGGCAGGAAGCCCTGAACCTGTCGCCGGACGAGCGCAGTATAGCGGCGCAACTGGTAAAAGAAAACATGGACACAGCCAAGAAAACCGGTCAACCTTTCTTCTAGGATATAGTATACTATTATGGTGCACAAAAAACCAGATAATTACAGGACATTATGTCGACTAACGATCTAGTCAAAGAACTCAAGGCCACAATCGCTGACATCTCCAAGGACCGGGATGACGCGCTGGCCAACGCCAAGACCAAGGAGAGCAGGATCAAGCAACTGATGATCAAACTGGAGCACTCCACGGCGGACGTACACTCCTGTGGACACAAGATAGGTGAACTCAACCGAGAGATAGCCACGCTGGAGGCCAAACTGGAAACCAAGGAACGACTGTTACAGGAGGCCCTGGACAGGATCAAATCGATACATGATGACTCAACACAACAAGAACAAACAGACACCCACGGAGACGATCCAGAAGTGGATTAGGGACTTCGTAACCAAGCCCAATCCCATATTCGGTGACCTACCACCTTGTCCGTACGCCCAGAGGGCCATCGTGGAAAACAAAGTGGAGTTCGTGGAACTGAACCGCACCGCGGACTGGCGCACCATATACCAACTGATCTGGAACACCGACTTCGATGACAAGGACGTGCTGTGCGTGATAGCGGATCCTAAACAGTTCACGGCCCGAGAGACGGCCAGCATGGCGGAGGCGCTCAACGAGAGATTCATGTCCAAGGACATAGTGATATTAGAGGATCATCCCGACACAGAAGAGAAGGTAAAGGACGTGAAACTCAACAACGGCCATTACACCCTGTTCCTGGCACAGCGACTGAGCAAACTGAATAAGTTCTCGAAGATGTTGGAGTCGGGTCCTTACTATCGAAATTGGTCTAAGACTTATCTGGAAGCAGTGAAAGGTTTCCGAGATCCCGGAAAGACTCGATCCTAGAGTCACGCTCACACAATCGCCTGTACTGCCGCTTGTTGGTGCTCCATTCAGTGCCGGTCCACCACTCGAAACCCCGGAAGTTTGCCTTGTACAGGCTACTTTTTTCATAGCCCGATCCCATGTAGAAGTAACTGACGTAGTTGTCACTGGCCCACCCGATCTCCATGTCCAGGGTGATGTCCGACACTGCCACGGTGTTGGCGTGTATCACCGACTCCAGGCCCGCCAGGTCCCGGCTGTCGTAGGTGTCTATGGTGCTGTAGTGGTCCATTTCGTACTTGTAGCGCTTCTGCTTGGTGAATCCTATGATGTTGTCCGCGGTACCCACGTAGAACAGCATGAACTGGTCACGGGCATTGTAATTGGCGAACGGCGTGTAGTCCTGCGAGAATCCCTTCCTCTTCATGTAATCGTCGTATATGGTGGGCAGTCCCAACAGCCTCACCATCTCTGACGCGTCGATGATCTTGATGCCGATGTCACGGCCGTCCCACTGGTGTTGCCGGTACCTCGGCCTGTACAGGTCCAGGTTTATGCGGGTGCTACGTGATTGGTAGAACACCTCGCGCCCCATCACGGGGTGGTCCAGCGCCAGCCAACCGCGATCCAAGGCCTCGTGTTCCTCGTCGGAGTCCACTATGGCCATGGGTCGGCACAGCACCACGTCGGTGTGTTCCTGTTTGCCCAGAGTGTGGTCGAAGATCAGCTCCATTGTGCTGTACTTAAGGTCATCGAAAAGATGGCTTACAGCCATCTGAAACTTCGCTACGCTCGTTTCCTTTTTTCTTGATTTACGCTTTACGCAGTAGTTAGATTTGCGGTTTGACGCATTTATGCGTCGCCTGTGGTAGATGAGCAGTCACAATTCGGCTATTTCTAGCCGAACCGACTTGAACCCTGTGGTGAGTTCGCAGTCACCATACATCGCTACCGTAGTCGGGCGGTTGTGCTGTACCCGTTAGCTCATTCATTACAACGCGAGTCCACCAAACCCCTGTATGATAGTTCTTGGCGGACCTGGGGATTATCTTTTTCTAAGAGCCCCATCATTTTTTGCCGTTTGCATCAAAGGATTCACCTGTCGCCTTGTCGGCCGCATTTCCTTGCTCACTGGTTGCGATGCTATGTTTGCCTATGAAATTTTTTTGAGAAATTGTAGTTTGCCTATCGCACTTGTTTATACGAGTTTTCTTTCTGGGTCAATCTTTTTGGCTTTAAATACCACGATGACGTGGACCCACCAAGGAAATGAGATTACCAGCCTACCCGAGGAAGTGGTGGGATTCGTGTACCAGATAACCAACACCACCAACGGCAGGATGTACATAGGCAAGAAGTTGGCCAGGTTCAAGCGTAGCCGTCCACCACTGAAGGGCAGGAAGAACAAGCGCAGGTACAAGGTGGACTCGGGCTGGCAGGACTACTATGGAAGCAGTGATGAACTCACAGCGGATGTTTTGAAATTAGGTAAGGAGAAATTCACCAGGGAGATACTGTTCTACTGTTATTCCAAAGCGGAACTTTCATACATCGAGGCACGTGAACAATTCGCACGCAAGGTGCTGGAATCGAACGACTACTACAACGGACACATACGTGTGCGTGTGCATGGTTCTCATATTATTAATGAAGATAAAAAGCATGAAGATACGATATGAAAACAGTGTTGTCTGAAACTTATAAAAAATACGGTTATAAGTTTTTCGACTGCTCCGCGGAGGAAATGCGTCAGTACAACCACGATTGTTATAGTTTAAAAAAAATGCCCCACCCTTCTGAAAAGTTTAATTATGTTACCTTTGCAGATGTCGAGACTGCGGTTAAAAAAATCAACAGTGTTTTCATACCCGCAGAACACGGGGATCTACCTTACATAGAATGGAGTTTGCAGGATTCGGATCAACTATTGATCAAAGAGATATGGTTCTATACCTATGCGGACCAACAGCTCTATCAGTGTGCCGTAGAAAGAGCATGGGCACTGGGGGGACATTTAGATCTACGAACGGAACAACACTACTATGATTAAACAACAGAATATCTTTTTTGATAATTCTTTAGATTTCAATAGCACGGGTGGTGGCATGTTAGAGAATGATACCGAAATACTTAATTTATTTTTCCATGACCATTGTAACACTAATTCGTTATCGTTAATTGGAAATTACTTAGAATGGAAGCCTAGTATTTGGATGGAGTTTGAACAAGAAAAGATAGAAAAATTAAAAGAGATCAATATTGTTTCTTTGTTGGGAGATCTCACTGCTCTGCAATCGTATTGTAAGAAACTATTTCCAAATGTAATAATAAATTATCATGCTCATAATTTAAGTCTTCAAATAAAGCCTATACGAGATACTTTATCTCGAAGACCAGTATTACCTGTACACAAGAGTATAAGAGATCTTGCATTTCACACATCCATAGGTACTATCCGATTGAACCGATACATATTGCTGAAATTTTCGTTAAAACACGACTTCAATATATTTCATCCGGCTATCACGTATAATCTAAGCAAAGATTTCGAAAATCAGATCAGTCGATGTCTCTCTACAGCAATACAACAACCGACAGTTTTACAACAAAAAAGAATGTTTACAGAGGAAACTGACCAGGACGAGTTTAATAAAAAGCAAATATCAATATTAAGTGACTCTTATTTAAATTTTATAACAACTTTTCCAAACACTGACATGTTGAAACATGGGCATGATGAAAAATATTTTGATACAATACTATGTAAAACTGTTCCTTTTATGCTGTGTGAAAAACACAGCAACAGCACCGGAGTGGAGCTATTAGGATTCTTACCCTATGTGGGATTTGATTTAAAAAGTGATGGCATTGATAATCCTGTGCTACGATGGACGTCTCTGTTGGATGACAATGAGAATATTTTTAAAGATAAGCAACGAGTAAAAGAGTTATACGATAAAAATCAACGAGTAATAGAACACAATTATAATAGATTGGTTAATACTGACTGGGAGGCTGAGAGATTGGCACAATTCGATATACTACCAACTTTCATCAAAGAATATTTAAATTCCTTAAAATAAAAACCCCCAACTCGCTAAAGCCGGGGGTCTAATGGTTTTGCAAAATCCAATGATCGATTACGCTGACTCTTTGGCCGCGTTCTTGACTTCTTGAATCTCTTTTCTTCTTGCTTTGATCAATTTAGCAAGGTTGGCAAGTGCCTTTCTAGCCCTAGTGGCAGAAGCCTTTACACCCTTGTCTACGAACTTACCATTCTCTTCTGAGTAAGTCTGTATTTCTGTCATGATCTGTTCATGTGTTTCATTTGACATAATTTACGTCCTTTCTTTTTGTCGTACGATAACATTAATTAACGTCATTCTAATTAAAGCACGTATGATGTGGTTCTGTCAATAGGAAAATTACACTATAATGTCAACATCATTGGCATAGTTGGTAAAGCCATTTTCTTTTACCACTTTCAGCACGGAGTTTACCCTGCTTACCAATTCGTCCTTGTGTGATATCAGGAATATGTTCTTCTGTTGCGTCCTCGCCATGTCCTTGAGCACGGCCATGGAGCTCTCAACACCGGATATGTCCATACCGGCATCCACAAGTTCGTCAATGAACAGCAAGTTGATCTGTTGATAAAGTGATTCCCAAACATCTCTGAACGCCCAGCTCAAAGACAGTATCAACCTGTTTCTCTCACCTCTACTCAAGTTGTCAAAGTCCAGTTCTCTGCCCAACTCCTCGATACGCACACTGAGGTCTGATTGGAATGTCACGGTGTGTGGCAGTTTGACCTTGCCCAGGAAGAACGCCAACCTCTGGTTCAGGTAAGTCAAGTTCTGTTCTATGATCCTGGTCCTGATGAATGAATCCTTGGCTGTCAGCAGTTTGTACAAGAAGTCCTGGTGCCTGTGCAGGTCCTCCAGTTCGTTGGCCTTTTCATAATCTACCTCCTGTATGGCCTTGCTCTCCAACTCCGCGATCTGCTCGGCGTAGGTGTCATCTTTCTTCTCTGTCTGTTCCAACTGTCGCTTGAGGTCCTGTAATGTGCCCTTGTGGTTGTAGGCTTCGTCTATGGTGTCATAGTAGGTGTCTGGTACCTGTCCCAGGTCGCCGATCTCCTCTATCGCCTGTTGTATTTTTGCAAGATCACTCTTCAGTTTGTCGCTGTAATCTCGACTTTCCGTTAGATTTGTTTTCAGTTTACCGACCAGGTGCTCGTGCTTGTCATCGTGTAGTGCCTGTTCGCACGTGGGACACTTGGCCGCCTCCGCGAACTCCAGATCCTTCTCGGTCTTCTCCACTGTTGATTCCGCCTTGGTCAAGGAGTCCTCGTGGTACGCCTTTTCCTTCATCAGTCCACGCAGTGCCGTCTGCATCTCGTTGTGTTTCTGTAATTTCTTGTGTTTCTCGATCTCGATCTCGCTGTCCACCTTCTCTAGTTCCGCTATCGCTTCGCGGAAGCTCTCGATGTCCTGTTTATTCTGTTGTGTCCAAGCCGCACTTCTCAGTTTGAGGCTTTCTATGGATTCCTGTATCTTCTCGTTGGACGCCACTTTGGCATCTAATCTCATCTTCTCTTCCGTGAGCAGTTGTTTCGTTGCCTTCTGTTTCTCACGCAGTAGGTCCGCCTTCTGCGACAGCAAAGTGATACCCAACAACTGTTCTATGATCTCCCTCTGTTCCGCCTGCTTGGTGCTTAGGAAAGGTTGTGTGTAGGTGTTCAGCGCCACTATGTTCTTGAACATGGCGTGGGTCATACCCAGCAACTTGTTGATCTCTATCTGTGTCTCCCTGTTCTCGCCCTGTGCCTCGTTGCTCTCCGTCTTCTGTTCGATGTCATCCGCGTAGAATCTAAATATCTGTGGCTTCCTGCCACGCTCTATGGTATAGGTTACTCCGTTCTTGATAAACTTCACTGATACCAACATGCCCTTCTCGTTGGTCTTGTTGACTAGGTTGTCCCTCCTGATGTTTGTCAGGGCCTCACCATAGAACACGTAACTGAGTGCGTTTATGATTGTGGTCTTACCTGTACCGTTCCTGGCACCCGCATCATCGCCACCTAGGTCCATGTTCTCACCTATTACTAATACTAAACTCTTGTTGGAAAAGTCGATGGCCTGTGCCTGGTTGCCCACGCTCATGAAGTTCTTGACCGTTATTTCTTTAATCGTTAGCAAGTTGTTTCCTCTTCCATTCTTTGTATCCTCTCAACCATTCCTCTTGGGTCACGGGTTTCGCTAGATGTTCTAGCAAGGATTTTTTATTCCACGTTGGTTCTTCAAATTCGCCCTTCAGTGTCTTTAACAATTTCCTCTTACTGATTCTCGACATCTAGATCATTGTAGATCGCGGTGAGTATGTTCTTGTCATACACCTCCGAATCCACCCCTTGTAGTTGCTTTATAACGATCTGGTCCACACTGTCAAACTTCTGTATCTCCACCTGTGGTTGCTGTGCGGCGTCAATCTGTTCTGGTATCAGTTGCAGTTCCCTCAATTGGTATTTGTCTATAAAGGTCTCCCTGATGAAGTTGGCCTCCTCATAACTTATCTTGATATCCAGTGTGACCCTCACGTACATTTTTGGTTTCAAGTGTCGGTCAGGATCTGCCAGCAGTTCGCTTATCTTTATGGTCCTGTATCTGGGCATGTCTGGCCAGTTGATGAACTTGGATTCCTCGCCATATTCCAACACCATCATGCCACGTTCGTCGTCGCCGGCGTCCGCGTAGTTGTGTGGGAAGGCGTTGCCCATGTATGTCACATTCTTCATCTGCTGTCGCTTGTGGAAATGTCCAGAGAACACTTTGCCACAACCAGCGAAGTGATCCACCTGTATGGTGCCTGTATCCGGCATCTCCACCATGGCGTTCATTTTGAAGTATGGCAGTTCGAAGTGTCCGAACACGTATTTCTGTGTCATCTTCTCGATCACTTTCCATTCGTCTTCCACCACCCATGGTATGATCGCGACATCTTCTGTGACCAACCACTCGTTCACTATGTGTATGTTGGGTATGTTCCTGATGTACTCCATTGAGTTAATCTCCCTCTTGTCTCTGTAGTACAGGTCATGATTGCCCATTATCACGTACACCTTCTCGAATGCCCGGCCCAATCTCTCCATGTTGGATACCGTATAGTTCATGGTGCTTACGTTGGTGGCCGATCTGTGGTGGTGCCAGTCTCCCAGGAATATGCATGTCTCACATCCGTGTGCCCGGGCCTGCTCTATGAACCATATGACGAATGCTTCACAGTCATCATTGTGAACCCTGGAATTGCCCTTGAGTCCGAAGTGTATGTCCGTGAAACAGGCTACCTTCTTGAAAAACATATTTCTACCATTTCTTCTTCACTATGGGTTTGTGGTTGGTCATGTCGATCTTGTTCTTGAACTTGACCTCCTCGAAGTCCTCGGAATCCAGTTTGCCTTTCTTCTTCAATGCCTTGTTGAGCTTGGCCAATCCGGTCTTGTTGACCTCATGCACGTCGCCATGCACGGTCTTCATCTTCTTCTTGTAACTGACTGTGCTGGTGTCGTTCTCGTTCTGCCTTGTGAAACTGGGCATCATGCCGTTGAACTCCAACAGGTCATCCCTGATGGCCTGGTTCTTCTTCTCGATGTTCAGGATCCTTGTGAAACTGTTTGTTATGGCCGCGGTGTAGTACGCGAATGGGTTGTCTGATTTTGATTCATCGAACTGTAGTCCTATCTGTGATAGTTGCATCAATGCCTGTGACTGCATCTCGTCGTTGTAGGTGTAACCCCTCCAGTTTGCCCTGGTACCATATCTCTCACACAGTTTCATGTACATCATGGCCAGTTGGTTGGTCATCTTGCCGTGGTCCGCTGAAAAGTGTCCGTTGTCCATGCCCCCGATCCAATGGCTCTTGCCCACGCACTTCAGTTTGCCCTTCCGGTCGATCCTGTAGTGTTGGAATGGTGGGAAGTTCACTTTAGAGTGATGATCCGCGGTGCTCTTGGGATTGCGTTTACGCTCGTCGTCCATGGGCACGTGATCAAACATCATCACACGGAATACTAGATCTGTCTTGTCTATCTTCCTCGGAGACACGGTGTAGTCCACCAGTTTGATCTTCTTCTCGCCTGACTCCTTGGCCTGCTCCCAGGCCTCCTGTGTCATCCGCTTGGCGCGTGCCTTCTTGGCCTCCGCTATGCTCCTTGTGTTGATCTTCTTGAGGTTGGGCACAATGATGTCGTAGTTCGCGTCCTCCGGCGTGACGTACGAGCAGTAGGTGTTCTTGCTGGCGTGTATCTGTGCCAGCAGATCTCGGTTGTTTAGGTACTTGACTCTCTTCATAAATTCTTTCGCTTTATATTATAATGTACTGTAGAATGACCACAAACAGGTCGGTTAGAATCGTGCCGCTAGAGTAATTAAGTGCGCCTAAAATTGTGCCTATAAATATAGTTAAAGTATACGAAATTTTACAAGGGAAAGCAACCTATAATATATGGCAAAACTAGGCGGAATAATAAAGGATGTAGCGGGAGGGTTTGTTAGTAACACATTGGCCAGACTAACCGGGTCCGGCATAGCCACGGATTCGAGATTGGTAAACGCCAGTGCCAAATGGTCCGGCCGGAATGACAAGGCCGACTGGCGTGTGAGGCTCAAAGTTCCAGATGGCCCCTTGACGCAATTTTTTGATTTCAAGAACAATCCCATAATGCAACCACTTGCGTCTGCAGAGGGAATATTCTGGCCACTGACTCCAGCGGTTGTTATTCAGCATTCGGCGAACTACAATGCCATGGACCAGGTGCACAGCAATTATCCACACCAGGCCTATCAGAACTCCCAAGTAGACTCTATGAACATAATTGGAGAGTTCCCTGTACAGAATTCCGAGGATGCCAAGCACTGGGTTGCCACGGTCAACTTTCTGAGGACGGCAACCAAGATGTTCTTTGGCAGTGAACGAGGCATTGATGGATTGAAAGGCAATCCACCACCCATCATGCATTTGTATGGTTATGGTGATCACATGTTTAATAAGGTACCGGTGGTGATTAACACTTTCAACGTTGAGTTGAGACCGGGCATAGATTATATCTCTACTAAACAAAATGACATAAATTCGGTAACCCCTGGCAATGTGACACAGTTGGTACAGACAGGTGAATCGCAGACTTGGGCACCCACACTTTCAAACATATCTGTACTCGTCACACCGATCTACAGCAGGGAGTCCATCAAGAACTTTTCAATGAAGAAATTCGTCAATGGCGAGCTGAACGGCAAAGGTTCTAGCGAGGTAGGATTCATCTAATGGCCAAGTATTCCAACACGTCTCCGTATTTCGAAACAGACGAGGCATCAGACTACCTAGACATACTGAATCCGAGGACGCTGACGGCGGAGGACGATGACCAGAGTTACACCATAGAGAGGACCTACGCATACAGGCCAGACCTGTTGGCATATGACCTTTATGGAACACCTAGACTGTGGTGGGTGTTCGCTCAGCGCAATCCAGACCAGATAGAGGATCCCATCTACGACTTCCGACCAGGAGTGACGGTGCAACTGCCCAAGAAAGAGAACCTTCTCAAAGACCTGGGGATATAATCCATGGCACAAAATACACAGAACTGGGACACCTACAACCAGGCGGCCTACGACAGGAAGCGTAGCATAAACGAACTACCACTTTCACCGGATCCGAATGTTCTACACAAGTTCGCGTCCTACAACACACTGTTCACGCTGTCGGCGTTGAGCCAACAGGAGATTCGCAATCCCAAGCAGTTCTTCCAGGGCGCACCACACGACATCATAGCACGGAGTGGTGGCATAGGGGCCGCCGCCAACAGGAACGACAAGCCGGCCTTCGAGCAAGATAACCAGTTCACAGATGAGACAAAGAAAACTATCATAAAAAACACGGCTTTACGAGATGCGTTAGGAAGAGCCTCGACAGAGTTTATGAGAAACAACGATCTCTACTTCAAGAACGTGGAGATGACCTCCATACCGGGACTGAACGACAAGCGACGTCTCACCAGCGTGACCAACATCAAGATGGAACTGGTGGAACCCGCCGGCATAACCCTGCTGGAGAAAATCAAGGCGGCCGCGGCCAACAACGGCTTCCTGGACCACCTGGACGCACCCTACATGCTGACCATAGAGTTCAAGGGCTATGACGAGAACGGCCAGCCCATCGAGGAGAACACCGATTTCATCAAGCGCGTGATACCCATCAAGTTGATCACCATGGACATCGACGTGAACCAGGCCGGGTCATACTACACCATACAGGCCATACCCTACAACGAGTTCGGATTCACCAACAACTTCATGTATCCCAGGACCAGCGGTACCTTGTCTTCTACCAACCGAACGTTCAAGGATGCGGTACTGAACCTACAGGAAATACTCAATGAACAGAACAAGGATGAACGGGACAGGAGATACAACCAGTTCCCCGACCAGTACGACATCTCGATCAGCGAGGACCTGGATCCCGAGCAACAACTCTCGTATGACTTGCTGTCGCAGGTGGGGATGACACAAAAGAGGAATCTCGTGGACACAGGCGGTGAGGAGTTCACGATGGAATACATAAAATTTGATCCCTCGGTCAACCTACTGATGCTACTAGAGAACCTGATGAAGACCCATCCCAAGTACGGTGCCAAGAGCTTCGAAGAGTGGGAGACGGCAGTCGCGAACAGAGGACCGGGCGTGTTCGAACCGAACAGTGGGCTGTCCACATACTTCAAGTATTTCAGGATACGCACCAGCGTGGAACCGACCACCAACTTTGACGAGATACGCCAGACCAACGCCAAGATCATACACATTGTGGTCGAGCCCTTTTACATCAGCGCCTACAACCTGGCCACCGCCGGCATACACCAGGACAAGAATTACCAGACATACGTGGCCAAGGCCTACAACTACATATTCACGGGCGAAAACGTGGACATATTGAACCTAGATATCAACTACAAGGTGGCCTACTACCAGTCACGCCTCAAGGATCTGGAGGCCAGCGAAAACAGGACCTTCTCTTCCAGCAACAAGGCGGAGACCGAGGACACAGGCATCCCGACCAACAAGCAAAAATGGGGACCATTTGATTATCTACCCCTCAAGAGTGAACCATCTGTGTACAAGAGTTCCAACAGCAACAGGACCGCCAAGGGCGACGCCAGGGTGGACCAGTTCTTCGACGCCATAACCAACCCGCTGGCGGACATGGTGGTGATCAGGATGGAGATACTAGGCGATCCCGCTTGGTTGGGACAAAGCCAGTTCATACCCGCTACCCCACAGAACTCCAACGGTAGGAGCAGTGACAACAACATAGACTTCTTCAGGGGCGGAGTGAAGGACAACATCTGGAACCCCAAACTTAAATGTTTCAACTACGACGTGGCAGAACCTGTGACAAACCTCACGTTCAAGACACCACAGGACCTGAACGACAGGACGGGCATCTACGAGATATCCTCGGCACAGCGGGCGGTGTTCTCGGGCCTGTATAAGGTCACCCAGGTCGAACACAGTTTCGCGGACGGCAAGTTCACACAGAATCTGACCATGGTACGTTTCAACAACCAAGACAGCAAGGTCACCAAGACCACCAATGAAAAAATCACCAAGAAGAACGGTGTAATAACTAACGTGACGAACCCAATAGCACTGGCTCGTATAGACGAAATGAGTGGAGAATTAGGATCATCGTAATGGCAGGCAAGGATTATTTAAAAGGACACGCATCAACATCAAAGGCACCGGGCAACGACACAGCCTGGTCAGGTGAGAACGCCGGACCATACATAGGGGTTGTGAAGAACAACACGGATCCATTGAGGATGGGCCGACTGCAGGTCAACATACCCGGACTCAGCAAGACCACTGACCCCGTCAGTGGCAACCTGATCACATGTGAATACCTGTCACCTTTCTATGGCGCCAAGGATGTGAAGTACAACCTCCCAGGATCCACCAAGTACGAACACAGCCAGCACAGTTATGGTTTCTGGGCGGTTCCACCCGACATAGGCACGAGGGTGCTGGTGATATTTGCGGAAGGCAAGATGGACCAGGCGTTCTGGATAGGTTGTGTGCAGGAGCCTATGACCAACCACATGGTGCCGGGCATCGCGGCCAGCGAGAAGACCTGGGACAAGAGCAGTGGCGGCGCCGCCGGACAGCACAGTTCCGACGTGGACAAGAAGAGCCAGTACGGGTCGACTTCGTTGCCAGCGGGAGAGGTCAACAGGACCAACCCGGGATTGACTGCCACCAACTACAACAGTATTAACAAACCCATACATCCGTTCGCTGACATACTACTCAAACAAGGATTGGTTAGCGATAACGTGAGGGGTAACACATCATCCTCGGCCAGGCGGGAGACCCCTAGCCAGGTGTTTGGAATCAGCACCCCGGGACGCAAGGACATCGGCACGACAAGACAGAAAGTGGGGACCAAGGATTCAGAAGCAACCGACTATGTCACCAGGACGGCAGGACACACGTTCGTGATGGATGACGGTGCTGTTGATGGAACGAACCAACTGACAAGATTGAGGACCGCTTCGGGGCACCAGTTGTTGATGCACGACACAGAGGGCGTGGTGTACATAGCCAACGGTTCAGGAAATGCATGGATAGAGATGCAGAGCAACGGCAGGATAGATCTATACTCAGGGGTAGGCGGTATAAACATGAGGACAGAGGGAGACTTCAACCTGCACTCAGACAGCAACATCAACATGCACGCCAACGGACAGGTGAGATTCAGTTCGGCCAAGGAAATGATACATTCTGCCGACCTACTATTGAATATGGGAGAAAAAGGTATCTTCAACAGTTCACAAAAAGGTTCAATCAGAGACTACGCCAGAGACGGTATAACATCCTTCACTGATGGTCCGCAATTACACGGTGCCGGGGGAAGAATAGACTTGGCAGGAGCACAAGTACACTTGAATTCAGTGGGTGCAAGTAATACTTGGGGTCCAAAGTGGCTGACCACGGAAGCCGCGGGAATAACTCCCAGGGAAGAGGGAGATGTGGAACTGACACAGAAAGGCATCAAGCCACTGGAACAGTTCACCAGGAAGACCAAGACCACGGTGCACAGGTTTGTCACACACGAGCCCATGTTCAGGGCCAGCGTCATTGGCAACGATGGCATCATCCCCATTGATGCGGACGACAAGAAGCAGTGGTACAGACTGGCCAGCACGCCAGGCACGGCAGAGTACATCAACATGCAGAATAGGGTGAGCACCAACAGTGCCATACGTGACGCACAGTACCAGGCGGACGCATTGGAGTACGTCAAGCAGAAGATGGGATCAAGCACGGAAGCAGTCAAGGCGAGACAACTACTGACCGAGTTTGGCACCAAGTACAATGAAATTTACGGTATCACAGATAAAGTCAATCTACCATTCGACATCAAGGACAGCATATCGGAGAAGATCAAGGGCATAGACTTCAACACACCCACCAAAGATCTCGTGAGCACTTTATCGTCACAGGTTGTTGAGAAGTTCACAGGAAAGAGCACGGAACTGTTCAAGGATAACGTGTTCGTGAATCAGGCCGGTCAACTTTTCACTCTGGGCAATAACACAGTTTCAGGAGTATCAGGCAACATAGATCTGGCCAACAACGCACTCAACTCTGTGCAAGGGCTGACCAAGAATCTATCAGCGGGCAACATAGAAAGCACCATAGCCAATCTCAACAGCATCACGCAGACCTACTCCAGCGTTGTGGGAGGCAAGATAGTGGGCATGAATCAGGTCAAGAGTCTGGCCAGCAAGGCGGGACTGTTCAATGCCAGGGACGCCTCGAGGTTGGGACAGAGCTTCTTACAGAACGTGGGCATCAATCTCAAGGACAAGATAGGCAGTATAGGCGGGGCGGTCAGGAAAATCTTCAAATTTTAGGGAGTAAATATACAGTATGGCATACGACAACGAATCAAACAATCTATCAAACAAGACAGTGACCTTCAAGGGCTTCAGTAGCCGCGCGGACAAGCAGAACTTCAAACTGTATGATTTCGAGGTTGCCAAGCAGGACCTTATCAACAGGCTTTCTGTTCGCAAGGGTGAGAGGGTGGAGAACCCAGAATTTGGGACTATCATATATGATGCACTGTTTGAACCATTCACAGAAGCGTTAAAAGATGCTATAGTTGAGGATGTGACGGCCAATCTCAACGCGGATCCTAGGATCAGCACACAGGAGATACTAGTCACGGAAGCGGACAAGGGCATAGCCATACAGGCCACTATAACATATGTGCCGCTCAACATCACGGAGAAACTGCGTTTTAATTTTGACGAGAACTCACTTCTGCGTCTATCTTAATATACGCACATTTCCTAGCATATAAATACCGTTGTATATACAATGGCCACAACAGACAGACAGAACAGATTACTAGTAGCGGAAGATTGGAGAAAGATCTACCAGGCTTTCCAGCAGGCCGACTTTAAAAGTTACGACTTCGAGACACTGAGAAGGACCATGGTGGCCTATCTCCGGGAGAACTATCCAGACGATTTCAATGACTTCGTTGAGAGTTCAGAGTACGTCGCCCTAATAGATCTGATAGCCTACATAGCACAGGCCCTATCATTCAGGGTGGATCTCAACGCCAGGGAGAACTTCCTAGAGACCGCCGAGAGGAGGAACAGTGTTTTAAGATTGGCGAGGCTGATCAACTACAACGCCAAGCGTAACAAACCAGCCACAGGACTTCTTAAGATAGATTCCATATCAACCACACAAGACGTTAGGGATTCTTCAGGCACGAACCTGGCAAACCAGACCGTAATCTGGAATGATTCGGCAAACTCGAATTACAGAGAGCAGTTCACAACCATACTGAACGCCGCGAACCAGACAGGACAACTGTTTGGCAATCCCAGGGAATCGAACACCATAGGTGGGATCAGCACGGAGGTCTACACCCTTAGTTCCAATCAACTTGATCTTCCTATTTTTAGTTTCCAGAAGTCGGTCGGCGGTATATCGAGATCCTTCGAGATAGTACCCTGTACGATCAATGATTCAGACTCTATACACGAATCATCACCAGTATCGGGCACGGGGCTGACCTACACCTACAGATCAGATGGTGCAGGTGACAGCTCGAACAACACGGGATTCTTTTTGCTTTTCAAACAAGGCACAATGAACAACCAAGAGTTTACTGTAGATAGTGCGACAACCAATTACGTCAAGGGTCTAAATGTTAGCAACATCAATGACACAGATGTTTGGTTGTATAAGTTGGATCAGTTTGGACAGATTATTGAACAATGGACCAAGGTTCCCACACTGACAGGCAACAACACCATTTACAATTCATTGTCTAGGAATGAAAGAAACATATACAATGTCGTGACCAAAAACAACGATACTGTAGATCTAGTGTTTGGAGATGGTAACTTCTCAAACCTACCACTGGGATCGTTCAAAACGTATTACAGGACCAGCGACAATGCCAAGTACGCTATACAGGTCGCAGACATGCAGAACATACAAGTTACTGTGCCATACATTGATGCCAATGGTGCACAACAGACATTGACCGTGACAGCGAGTCTCAAATCTGGAGTGTACAACGCCGCGGCCACTGAATCAAACGATTCCATAAAGGAGAAAGCATCACAGGTATACTACTCACAGAATAGGATGATAACTGCGGAGGACTACCAGGTTGTGCCTCTGTCAGCGTCACAAGAGATTGTGAAAGTGAGATCAGTGAATAGATCCGCTTCTGGTATATCAAGGGCAAAAGAAATTTTAGATCCTACGGGAGCATACTCCAATGTTTCGGTGTTTGCAGAAGACGGCATATTGTACAGAGAAGAATCTGTACAGCAATTCACATTCACGTTCAACAACAGGAGCAACATACAATCAACTATAGATACGTCTGTGGAGGCGAAATTGAAAGAAGCGTACGCCAGACAGTTCTACTATATCAAGTATGGAACCAAAGATGTAAGCACATTGACGGCAACATGGAATTCCACGACAACATCAACCAACACTAACACCGGTTACTTTACTTCAGGAGGGGCATTGGTCCTAGGCGATTTCGCTACCTCTAACATGAAGTTCGCCAAACCGGGTGCATTGATAAAATTCACATCGCCAGACAGCAGGCGATTCCTCAACGGGAAATTAGTCACGTCAACAACAGACAACTCCGAGGATAGAGCCTGGGCCAAGATAGGAGCGGTAGTGCTGGACGGTGCCAACAATGGTATAGGCAATCTTGAGTCAGGAGTTGGACCAGTGACCCTGAACGATATCATACCACACGGTTCAGTGGTTAACGCTATAATACCTAACTTCACCACATCGTTCTCGGAAACCCTAGAATCTGATCTCATAGATAGGATAGAAGCCTACGAAGAGTTTGGACTCAGGTATGATGTGGACACAGAGACCTGGAAGGTCATAACCGCAACTAATCTAAGTACCAGTTCGGTGTTCAACCTCACCAACACTGGATCTGTTACCGGCACCAATGCTGATGCAAGTTGGTGGTTCAAGTTCACTAATGATGGCAACACATACACGGTACAATATAGGAAATTAGAGCACATATTTGAGTCTGAATCACAGAACAAGTTCCATTTTGACAGAACAGAGAGGATCTATGATTACAGGACAGGTAGGAGTGTTAAAGACACAGTGAAAATATTGAAGACCAACAGCATAGTCTCAACAGGCAACAGTGTGGGTTATCCCATCACCTGGCAGGTCGTAGACACAGTCACGGAGGCGGATGGGTTCCAGGACAACAGGAAGGTCAAGGTCGGTTTCTATGACGATGACGACGACGGTGTAGTGGACAATCCCGATATATTTGATATAATTGTTGAACCAACACTATCAGAATCGACTAAATTTGTTTTCTTCGAGAAGTATCTATCATATGACAACATAGAGAGGTACAGACCTTACGCTTCGACCAATTTCATAGTGACGCAGAACGAGGCAGACATCAATCTCAACACCACCACGTACACCAATGGACAGTTGTTCTACTTCTTTGATGCCAGCGAGAATGTCATTAAGAAATATAGTTCGACCACCAACACACTATCGACCACAACAGATTATCTGGCCAGACGGGGTAGGGGTTCGATCAGTTTTCAATACAAACACCATGCGGGACAGGAGACCAGGATTGATCCTAGCGTGTCCAACATAGTGGACGTTTACCTGTTGGAGAGAACCTATGACAATCTGTTCAGGATATGGCTACAGGAAGGTGGGAGTAAACCTTCCACATCGACATCAGACCAATTGCGTATCAATTATTCAGGGATCTTGAATCCTTTGAAGTCGCTTTCTGATCAAATCGTATACCATCCTGTCAAGTACAAGATACTGTTCGGCAACAATGCCGACGAGGAACTCCAAGCCACTTTTAAAGTTGTAAAGAACACCAAGACCAATGTATCAGATGCGGTCATTAAGACCAAGGTGATCGCCGCCATAAACGAATTCTTTGCACTAGACAACTGGGATTTCGGAGACACTTTTTACTTTACAGAACTAGCCGCTTACATACACAACCAACTGGCGCCAGACCTGCTGACAGCGGTGATCGTGCCAAACCAATCAGGACAGAGTTTTGGGTCTCTGTTCCAGATCAACTCAGCGGCAGACGAGATTTTCATCAGTGGGGCCACCGTTGATGATGTTTCAATCATAAGTGCTTTGGGAGCCAACCAATTGGTGGCGTCAGGCACTGTTGTGACATCAACATCAACTGCCACTACCAACACCACCACAGGATCAGCGGTATCAGGCTCTACTACAACAGGTTCCGGTTCAAGCACCGGCAGTAGTGGGGCAGGATACTAATGGCCGACGATCCAATCAACGCGCTGACCAACAACGAAGTCGTCAAGCAAGGCGATAACGAATACCGTAGAACGGTACAACACCTACCAGCATTCTACAGGACCGACACCAACCAACGTTTCCTGGCCAGCACACTGGATCCACTGGTACAAAAGGGTTCACTGGAAAGACTGGACGGCTACATTGGTCGACAGGATGCCTACACCAGACAGATAACAGACAGATACATAGGTGCCATCAGCAGGGATAGGTTCGCATACCAGTTGGAACCGGCAGTAACTTACACAGACAGAGACACGACTTCTGTGAATCCAGAGGATCAGGTCAAGTTCACAGGAACATACGACGACTACATCAACCAGATCCGGTATCTGGGAGGCAAGGTCAACAACCATGACAGGCTCAACAAGGAGACCGTTTACAGTTGGAACCCAGCCATAGACTATGACAAGTTAATTAACTACAGGGAATATTACTGGATACCAGAAGGGCCGGGTTCGATAGAGATTGATTCGGTAGGACCAAGTGCAGTTGTAGAATATAAAGTTGAACCATATTCAGACAACTCAGGGTGGGAGTTCCCGCACAAAGAGAACGAAAAGAATCCTATAATAACTTTGTACAGGGGCAATACCTATAAGTTTGATGTCAATGCACAAGGACACCCATTCTGGATAATGACAGAACCCTACAAGAGCAAGGTCTCTGTGGATGGTTCCACTTCAACAATATTCAATACGGGTATCACAAACAACGGTGCAGACAAAGGCACGGTCACCTTCACGGTCCCTACCTCCGGTGCACCAGACACTTTATATTACCAATGTGGCAACCATGACGCCATGTACGGCATACTACAGATCAAGGATGCAACGGCCGCCACGGCGATCGATCCAGCGAACGATATCATAGGTGTCAAGAACTACAGCCTGAGGACCTTAGATCTGTCAAACGGCATGAAGATAAAATTCACAAGCAGTTTGGTACCAACGGCATATCAGGACAAGGAATACTATGTTGAAGGTGTTGGAGAAGCGATAACCCTTACCGACGTGGATGATCTAATCACACCTGCCAGTTACGCCACGGAGACCACAATACTTTACGATTCGGTAGGGTACGATTCAAGACCATACGCCAAAGCGTTTTACACACCAGACACCAAGGACTACATAACCATCAAGAGGGACTCACAGGACCAAAACGCCTGGTCGAGATACAACAGGTGGTTCCACAGGTCTGTGATAGAAGAGACTGCGAGGATAGGTGGTTTCACTCCTGTGCTCAACGAGGATGACAGGGCCAAGAGACCCATCATAGAGTTTGATTCGGGTCTGGCACTTTATAATCACGGCACAGCGGCCAAAAGATCGGTCACACTTTATGACACGGTAACAACAGACGCTTTCAGCAAAGTGATCGGTCAGACCGGATACATAGTGGATGGTCTCTCATTGGCAAAGGGAATGAGAGTCATATTCGCCGCAGATACTGATCCGATAGTAAAGAACAAGATATACGACGTGGATTTCGTGACAGCGGGAGATTCCACACAAGTGATAGCACTGACAGAATCATCAGACAGTATACCAACAGACAATGATTCCGTGTTCATAGAGTTTGGAACGACCAATCAGGGCAAGACATTCTATTACAATGGTACGACAGAGTCATGGACTGCGGCACAACAGAAGACGGGAGTGAACCAACAGCCGTTGTTCGGCATGTGGGACAACAATCACAACAGTTTCGCAGATACTACAACTTATCCAAACTCGTCATTCGCAGGCGCCAAGGTTTTCTCTTACGCAACCTCAACGACGGCCACGGTTGATACTGTGCTGGGTATAAAGGTCAAGTACAACACTATAAACAACGTGGGAGACATAGTGTTTGAATCAGACCATACTTCAGGCACATTCACTTACAAAGACGGTAGCCGTACGCTGACAAAAAATTTAGCGGAGGGACACCTGCACTACACGACAGGTAGGAGAACACACAACTCCAGAAGTGCTTGGATCAAGAGGACCAATGAGAGCCGACAACGTGTGATAAGGACTTTCATCGTGGACGATACGGAGAAACAGTTGTTCCCAATAGACTTCTACAAGAATTCCGCCTCGCTCACAGATCTTGAGGTATCGGTTTCTGTTAATGGCACGAGAAAAACCATAATAACGGACTACACGTTGATCAACGGCACGACGAACAAGTACGTGCGATTCAACAGCGAGTTGCAAGTCAATGATCAGATCAGGATAGCGGCACATAGCACCGCTGACAAAGTCGCTGACAAGGGAATATATGAGATACCAGAGAATTTAGCGACCAACAGTCTCAATCAGCAGTTGGGCACATTCACATATGGACAGATACTTAATCACGTCAGAGATATTTTTGACAAGAATCAGGATGTGACTGGCGCTGTTCCAGGAAAAAGTAATTTACGAGACAAACCAGACGCAAGGCTCAAAGGGGGAACAATACACCAGCACGAGGCACCGTTGCTTCCGGCGGTATTTGGACTGATAGATCAGGAAACCAACATAACGTCTGCTGTAGACTACGTGAACCAGGAATACGAGAAGTGGTACAACGCTTTCTTGACACATGCCACGGGCACCGCCTACGAAGGCATCGCCGCGGATAGGGTGGACGAGATAGTCTCTGCCATAAACCAAGGCAAGAACAGTGCCTTCCCATTCTTCTATGAGGACATGATAGGATGGGGAGAGAATGTCAGCACTAGATCTTACACAGTACAGGGTGCTTCACAGACAGAATACGCCCTGGATTCACAGCACAACATCACCACGCCAAGCAACAGGGCAGTTTACATATACCTCAACGGGTCACAACTATTACTTGGAACAGATTACACATTCAGCACCACAGATGACAGTGTCACCATAACAAAGGCACTACTGGAAGGAGACAAGATCGTCATCAAGGATTACTCAGACACCACGGGCAGTTACATGCCTCCGTCGCCGACCAAGTTGGGAATATATCCAAAATTCAAACCAGAGTCGTTCACAGACAACACATACCTGACCAGCACTGCTGTCATTAGGAGGCACGATGGATCTATAATCAAGGCCTATGGTGATGAGCGTGATGACCTTATTTTAGAACTAGAGATGCGTGTATATAACAACTGCAAGACCGCGCACGATACATCACTGTTGGACATCCACGATATGTTGCCAAGCGCATTTACTTCTACAGATTACACACTACAGGAGATAAATGATGTGATGGGTCCTGACTTCTATAAATGGGCAGGAAGGAACAACGTTCAGTACATCAACAACACCACGTTCTCGGAAGGTTCACCATTTACCTACAACTACGCCAAGTCCACTGATAGGTTGAACAAACAGACTTTACCAGGATACTGGAGGGGAATCTACAAGTACTTCTATGACACGGACGCACCACACACCAGACCATGGGAGATGTTGGGACATTCGGAGAAGCCCACGGACTGGGACGCTACGTATGGAACAGCGCCATACACGTCAGGCAATGACGTGTTGTGGAACAAGATTGCCACGGAACCGGGAAGATATGGAAAACCCAATATAAGATCATACCTACCAGTTGATGCCTCGGGTAATCTACTTGACCCAATCGCCACGGGACTGGTAGACAACTTCGACATTCCAGGCAGGCAGTCCTCATGGAAATTTGGAGACCAAGCACCAGCAGAGACGGCGTGGAGGAGGTCCAGTTCGTATCCTTTTACGGTGATCAAAACACTGGCACTGACTAAACCAGCGAAATTTTTCAGCAATCTGTTTGATCCATCTAGGCTGACCACCAACACGGCAGGCAATCAGATATACACGGAGACAGGTATAAGGAAGACCTTGGCCACTGCTAGGTATCACTTAGAGATCTTGACCAACAGCAATACGGGTGTCACTACCAGATACCAGACAGCGGGTTATCAACCGTTTATAGTGAACTACTTGATATCAAAGAACCTCGATCCCAAAGCCTTGTACCACGACAAGATGAAAAATCTCTCGATACAATTGGCCTACAAACTTGGTGGATTCACTGATAAAGACAACATCAAGGTATTGACCGATTCTGTCTCACCAGGGTCAACATCAGGGTCTAAATTCATACCAGATGAGAACTACAAGATATTGTTTAGGACATCAAATCCGGTAGAGAGTTTCTATTACTCAGGTGTGTTGATAGAGAAAAATACAGATGTTGGACAGGACGGATCGTCTTTACTGGGCGGTTATAAAATTCTAGGCTACAGTACGATCAAACCCTACTTCACCTTCAACTACCCGATCAAGACCACTACCAGCACGTCGGTTTCAGTACAGGGATCACAACAGGTCAAGCAGTACGCCAATTATCAAGAGCAAACGCAGACCATACCTTATGGTTATGTGTTCAACACCATACAGGACGTGGCGGACTTCCTGTTCGGCTACGGACACTGGTTGGAGTCACAGGGCTTCAGGTTCAACAAGTTCTCCAACGAGCTTAAGGAGGTACTGAACTGGAGCAACGCCGTGAGGGAGTTCCTGTTCTGGACCACGCAGGAGTGGACACCGGGATCTGCGATAACGGTTTCACCGGCCGCGGATGGTTTTGAACTAGACACAAATAATTCTATAGTGGGTAGATTGAGGAACCTAGCAGGAGATTATTCACTACTGGATGCCGGAGGACGTAAGATCGACATCAGGGAGATTACTACCAAGCGTATAGGCAAGACCTTCGAACTGGGGGTTAAGTCAGACAACATCGGACTTTATAATATTGCACTAAACACAGTACAAAAGGAGCACCTGCTGTTGTTCGACAACTCAACAGTGTTCTCGGACATCATATATGAACCATTCACAGGATTCAGACAGCAGAGATTGAAACTGGTGGGTTGGAAGACAGCCGACTGGAACGGTGACTACTATGCTCCAGGTTTTGTGTTCGATGCCGCTCAGATCATTTATTGGACGGCCAACACCGACTACAGAATTGGTGACAGCGTGGAATACCAAGGAAAGTTCTACGTGGCGAAGGCGAATCACAATTCAGTAGACAAGTTCGACAAAAGCAACTGGACGCTGAAAGACACTAAACCAGCACCTCAATTGATTCCCAACTTTGACTACAAGATCACACAGTTCAATGATTTCTACAATCTAGAAAGCAATAACTTCGATGAGTCACAGCAACAGCTGGCACAGAGGTTGATAGGTTACCAGAGTAGAGACTATCTCGAGAATCTCTTCGTCAATGATGTGTCACAGTACAAGTTCTATCAGGGTTACATCAGGCAGAAAGGTACCCAGGATGCTATAGATAAAATTTTAAAAGCCAGATATGAGGGATCGGACATCCAACTGAACCAGTATCCAGAGTGGATGATTAGGACTGGAAGATTTGGTAACACCGATAGTGTGGAGAGCATACAGATTACTCTGCGTGATAATGAGATAACAGCAAATCCACAGAGTATCGAACTGCTTGACAGTTCCAACGATACAGTAGGATACAGCAGATCGGTTGCCGTTCCTAAGTCAAATTTCTACAAGAAACCAGTCGACTACATCTCTGGTTCCACTTTCTCTAGATTAGACTATACCCAAGAGGGAGTGGATAGAGATGTCACACAGGTGTACAAGACTGCAGGATATCCACAACTGGAGCAAGTGCAACACACAGCATTCAGCACGGACGACATATTGAATCTAGATATGAATTCTATCACAACCAACGATCTCATCTGGGTGGCCAACACCAGCAACAATGACTGGGATGTCTTGAGGATAACCAGCGCTGGTGTGAAGATAGAGAAAATCAGAGTAATAAACGATGACACTCAACTTGAGCTCACGTTGTCTGGATCGCATGGGTTATCAGCAGGCACAACGACGACACAGGCAGACTATTTCGGTATCAGCAATAGTGAGGAGATCGCTCTAAATGGAGTGTACAGGATCTCAAGTACTCCCGACCACAAGACTGTGGTCATAGACTACTCAGGGAATTTAGGATTCATACCAACGTTGGAGGACGGATCAACCGCGGACAGTTTCGGCAATGTCTACAAGTTCGTCTCGGTGAGATTGGGGTCTATGGACAACGTAAACGATCTATTAAGTTATTCTCAATACATTGATAAAGATGATAGCATTGGGCGTGAAGGTGACAAGGTGTTTGCAGATGCGGACAGCAACGGACTGTGGCGTGTTTATGAGAAACAGGATCCATACACACAGACACTGATACTTTCACCAGACACACTGACCGCCGACCAAGAGTTCGGACACAGGATTGTGGCACGTAATGACGGTAGGACATTGATTGTGTCCGCCCCAGGCAAGGGACAGGGAGAGGTACACTTCTTCTTCAGGAGTTCCCATGACGCTGGAACACAATTCATTACACAATCGACCAACACAACGACCGAAGGTGACGACAACACCAGCAGACTCGGTGAATCACTTTCTATCAGCACAGACGAGAACTTTGTTGTCGCCGGTGCCCCATATGCCAACGTGATTGGATCAGATGGAAGCACAAGATTTATAGATTCAGGACTGATAAAGATTTATCTTTGGGATCCGAGCACATTCAAGTATGGCGTACTCAACACGCTGACTTCACCGACCGATGGATCAACGCTGACAGAGAATGCAAACTTTGGTTGGGCACACAAAATATCAGAACCAGGAGCAACTTCATCTAGATCTACGGCGGACAAGTATCTTTTCGTTTCATCACCAGGACATGCAAATGACACTGGTAGGGTGTACATGTACACATGGGGAGTAGGTCTGGACGGATCAACATATGACACATGGACCCAGGACTACACGATAGAAGCACCAGACGGAGGATCAGGACAAAGGTTTGGTCACAGAATAGCCGCAAATGATAATGGTGATATCTTGGTGGTAAGTTCATTGGCCCCTGGAAATGCAGGGAAAGTCGAAATATTCATCAAGACATCTCAGAGCAATGACGGAAGCACACAAAATTCCTTTACACTTGCACAGACAATAACAGGAGTGAACAGTGATGGATCTTCAATAAACACTGCCTTTGGAGAATCGATAGCAATGAGCAAGGATGGCACAACACTGATCATAGGAGCGCCTGGAGTAGATGGCACAGACCAAACCGACGGTGGAGCAATCTACTACTACAAGTGGAATGCCGACGGCTCAACGAACACATACACACTTCAACAAACTATTACTGCACCAGATACTCAAGACAACATGAAATTTGGTACCACGTTGGACATAAATCAAGCAGGAACACGTTTGGTGATAGGAGCAGAAAATTTTGCCAATGCTCGTGAGATAAAGTTTGATTTGGGCGAAACAACGTTTGACCTACAGGACACGACGATCGTTGACCCAAACACGGGTTCCGGCGCGGCCTACACGGCCACCATGTACAACACTAAATTCGTGATGGATGACAGGCTCAATTCCGCCTTGGTCTCAGAAAATGACGACTTCGGACGTGGCATTTGCATGATAGACGACACGGTGTTCGTGGGGGCACCAAACGACGAGGGTAACATCTCATTAGACGGAAGCACAAGGATCTCCAACGATGGCACCGTGACTTGTTATGACACCACTGTGCGAGGAGAGTACGCATGGAAGAACCTAGTAACCGAAACTCCTTTATTGGATATCAACAAATTAGGACAAGTTTTCGATTTCAACAGGAGAACCAAACAGATAAAAGATTACTACGACCTGTATGATCCAGTCAAGGGTAGGATATTAGGATTGGCTGATAGGGAGATCAACATCAAGACCACATGGGATCCTGCCACTTACAACGTGGGGGTTAATGCCAACACCAAGACCCCATGGGGAGCAGAACATCTAGGAGAAGTATGGTGGGACCTATCTAAAGTTAAATGGATATGGTACGAACAGGACACACAGGAGTACAAGGTCAATAATTGGGGTAAGACTTTCCCTGGATCCAGCATGGATGTGTATGAATGGACAGAGTCGATTTTATTACCAAGCCAGTGGAACAGTAGATCTGGATCACCACAAGGAGCCAGTGAGGGAATAAGTGGCACGGCCGCGTATGGTGATGATTCTCAGTATTCGGTCGTACAGAGATACAATTCAAGACTAGACGCTTTCGTGAATTATTATTACTATTGGGTCAAAAACAAAATAACAGTTCCAAGCAACAGCGTTGTAGATAGGAAAAATTCCACTTCTTTTGTCGCCAATCTCATCACAGATCCAAGCAGATTTGATGTGAAGTATTATTCAGCAACAGACGTCAACAAGTTCATTATCAACAATATCACTAATTTAAGCAATGACGACATCGTGTTGAACGTTGACGTGAGGACCAACACATTCGAAGGAGACGCACACAGCGTATGGAAACTGGCCAGGGAAGGTGACAAGGAGTACAGGCCAGGACAGCAGATTGAAACAAGATGGTGGGATTCCCTGATAGGCAAGAACTCTGCTGGTGATCTAGTACCAGATGTAGAACTGCCTGTGAACGAGAGATATGGCAACAGCATTAGACCTAGGCAAAGTTGGTACGTGGACAGATTCTCTGCACTGAAGGAGATAATCGACTACGCCAACTCAGTGCTGAAGAAGAACCAATTGGTGGGCCAGATTAATCTCACAAATCTAGACTTGAAAGATCCAGAACCGACAGCACAGAGTCTCGAGTGGGACGCAACTGTGGATACCTACGCAGAATTGACCTATGTTAACACCAACGACTTATCAGGTACTGTCAAATACCTAGTCAAGGCAGACGAGACGGCCAACAACTTCTGGGCGATATATACCTGGGACGGCACAGAGTGGTCGAGGACCAAGGTACAGACCTACAACACCTCGGTGTATTGGAGTTACACGGACTGGTACAAAGTCGACGGTGACATGACGCACGACGAAAACACCAAGATAGACAAACAGGTGACCTATCAGTATGAGTTGGAGACCTTAGAACTTGAGATAGGAAAACATGTCAAAGTAACTAGCGCGGACACAGGCGGATGGAAACTGTTCATGAGGACGTCCACAGGATGGGAAAACGTGGGAACGGAGAATGGAACCATAAGGCTATCAACGAAACTGTATGACTACTCACAGGACGCCACAGGGTTCGCCGGCGAGGACAACTTCGATGAGAACTTCTTTGACCAAGAGCCCAGCATAGAGACAAGGCAAATACTAACTGCCCTTCGAGATGATTTGTTTATAAATGACCTCGCGGTGGAATACAATACTCTTTTCTTCACAGGATTAAGGAAGGTGTTGTCAGAACAGACCTACGTAGATTGGATGTTCAAAACTTCTTTCATTAACGTCAATAACTCGGTGAGACCATTGGATCAGCGCAAAACATATACCACAGGTACTGACACATGGATAGAGAGCTACATCAATGAGGTCAAACCCTTCCACACCAAGATAAGGGAATACAAATTGGGTTACACAGGCACTGACACACAGGACGGTATATTCACAGATTTTGACAATCCTCCGTTCTATGACAGCGACACAGGCAAAATAAGGTCACTGAACGTTATGTCGGACACGGACAAACTCACACAGTATCCATGGCAGATGTGGAATGATTATCATAAGAAATATGTACAGTCCATCACGGTGACCGCGGGAGGATCAGGATATGAGGTGGCTCCAACAGTTACAATACTGGGAGGCACAACGGGATCAACAGGTCCATTCCAGATACAGGCCACAAGCTCATCTGGTGCCACATCAGGATCTTTCGGATACTACTATCCACTGTTCACCAGCCAGAAGCAGGCAGGAATCTATGATTCTCAGAACGGTGGTGCAGGCACGACCAAAACATACACGTTTGATGGACACTCAGGCACATTCTATGGACCAACTGCGTCCACCAGTGAGGCACAAAGCACCAAGTCAGGCACGTTCAAGATGTACGTGACTCCGACAACAACCGCGGCCACGGCGACAGCAACCATAAGGGACGGTGCAGTCACGAGGATAACGGTCACAGGCATAGGTGCGAACTACACTGCAACACCGATAGTGGTCATATCAGGCGGTAAGAAGGATGGCTCAACCCCAGCAGACACGGCCATGGCCTACGCCAACTTGAACAACGACCTAGTGAGAGATATCAACACCACCATCAAGTTTGATAGGGTGTCAAGCACTTCACGTGTGGTGGATTGGGCGGCGAGCACGAGCTATGCCTACAACGATCTGCTGAGACACAAGAACCAATTATACAAGGTAACGAACGCATTCACTTCGACCACCGATTTTGATGACAATATCGGAAGCGTGTACAAGGTATACGGTGACGAGACCGGACTGACGGCGGCGGATAGGACCAAAGGATTCTACACACCAGGTACCGGAATGCCGGGCAACGAACTGGACCAGGTGATGTTGGGTGTGGATTACGGAGGAACCATGGTCACGGGACTGCTGTTCAACCAAGATCAGGGTTGGGATAGGTCCGGATGGTATGACTTCCCGTGGGATAACTATGGCGAATCAACAGTAAAAACTTTCAGGGGTGACGGTTCAACAGTGTCATTCACTTTTGATTCAGCACCAGACAGCACCAAGGTGTACCAGGTGTACACTACCAGCGCCGGCATCAGGACCAAAACAGCAGATAGTTTCAGGGGTGATGGGTCCACAACAACATTCACATTAACTTCCGCTCCGGCCGATGGCACGCTGGTGGAGTTCATACTGTTCAACGACGACGGTGTGTTAACTCCGACGGATGACAGGACACTAGACAGCATAATCAAGGGCGGCTTGTTCACTTCAGCACTGGGTTACGCACCGAGCGACATCGTTTTAGAGGGTGATGGATTCGTCACACCAGACACCAGTTATGCACCAGAAGAGGTGGTTCCTGGACAGTTGTTCGACACACTGGACATCAAGGTGTACACATCACCGGAATCGGGCGTGCCGTTCATAAGTGAGAAGAACTACAGGGGCGACGGAAACACAACCATATTCTCCATAGGTGACTACCCAGGTACACTGGGATCAGTGACTGTGGCCGTTGATGGAGTGATCAAGAAACTGACGACCGACTACACGGTGGACGTGGCCAACAAGACCATAACGTTCACATCAGCACCAGCGAGTCTAAGTGTCATATCTACTAAAGTGTTTGCGATATCAGGTGAGAACTACAGGGTGCTGGACACTTTCACGGGAGATGGTAACACAGCGGTATACATCACATCGACTAGGGGAGAATTCAATCTTGACTCGACGTCAAGTGACATGTACATAACCATAGACGGAGTACCAACCACCGCATACACAACGACCACGACTGCCAACACCATAACGATAACGTTCACCTCGGCACCGGCCGCGGGTGAGTTCATACAGGTCGCGGGTTTCAACAAGTCGACAACGTCAACGAGGAGTTACGCCAGCATCAGGAACCAAACGATCACTTATGATGGTTCGACCAACAGGCACACATTAACATACCCACCTGGATCTATAGGACCATACTCGGGACTGACCATGGTGGAGGTCAACGGCAGGATGCTGAGGGGACCAGACAACACATATTATTTAGGTGACGGAAGCACATACACGTATGGTGTAGTGTCAGGCTTAGGAGAGGACTCAACTGTTGATCCGGCCAAGACGATCACAACAGCAAGCCAGGTACAGGTTTTCGTGAACGGTGTACAGAAAATTCTAAACACAGATTACACAGTAGACATTGGAAATCAGAACGTGGAATTCGTAGCAGGAGCGGTACCGACATCAACAGATGTGATATGCATCTCAACACTGGTGGACAATCACTACTACAACGAAGGCACGGACATTATATTGATACCTAGTGCTATTACTTCACCGTATTCTTTATCAGCATCAGACGTTATATCAGTGACCACGTTCAACAACGCACTGGGCATGAAACAGCGAAGGGAAGTTTTAGAAGGACAACCATCGGGTGAGTTCTACTTGAGATTCAAACCATTGAATTCCACATACATGTATGTTTGGCTGAACGGAGAGCAGATCACACAAGGAACGGACTTTACTGTGACTCCTCACTTCACGTCAGATGACACCAAGATAACCATAGTGGGCAGGACGATCACATCCGCGGACAGGCTGGACGTGATGTACTTCGCGCTGGACTCCGCGGTGGGCGCCACAGGATTCAGGATATTCAAGGACATGATGAACAGGACCTTCTACAAGAGGATCAGCAAGAACGCCACAACAGTTTTAACATTGGATATGACGGAAGGCACACAGACCATAACGGTCGCGGACGGTTCGATGTTGGGCACACCAAACGTGGCCAGCAACACGCCAGGGGTGATCTTCATAGACAAGGAGAGGATAGAATACTTCACAAAATCAGGTAACACGCTGGGACAACTAAGGCGTGGAACCCTAGGAACAGGAATTAAGGAGCATGGATCAGGCACGGAAGTGGTAGATGCGTCTGGTACTCAAACCATCCCTTATGCGGACACAGTTTACACCAACACCTTCACAGGTGATGGAAGCACAGTTGTGTATGCACTATCACAAACACCATCCAGCGCTAGTGAGTTAGACATATTCATTGGTGGCCAACGATTGTTGCTCACTAGCGAGGATGGATCAACCATAAACTATTCTGTGGACGGAAGCACCACTGCTGTTACATTGAGTTCTGCACCTGCTTCAGGAACACAGATAAAAATATTACACAAGAAAGGACAGGTCTGGTACACAGGAGCAGATGGTAATCCAGCGGACGGCAAGGGATTACAGGCTTCTACGACTCAGCAGGCTAGATTCATAGCGCAAGAGCCGACAAATGCACCTGAATAAATACACTAGATGACACAGCAAGATAACAAACCAACAGAAACAAAAGAAGAGAACAACAAGCCTCAGGATAACACGGGTGTTATGATGACGGGGCACATAAAGATTTTCGACCCAGAGACGGGCGAGGTGATCGTAGACAAGCGTAATGCGATACACTACGAGAACATGTCTCAGGCATTGGCCAACTCACTGGCCAACAAGACCACAGGGTTCGTGCATGAGATGGCATTCGGAAACGGTGGCACAAGTGTTGACCCAACGGGTATCATCACATACCTCACACCAAACTCAACAGGAACCAATGCATCACTTTACAACCAGACATACTATAAAGTGATCGACAACAACTCGGCCACAAACAAGGACACCACACGTAACAAGATGGAAGTGAGACACACTGCCGGCAACAAGTACACAGACATCGTCGTGACCTGTACTCTTGATTATGGTGAACCAACAGGACAAGCGGCATTCGACAACACAACAGACTTTAATGGTGCTTACGTTTTCGACGAGTTGGGATTGAAGAGTTGGGAAGGAACAGAGAACGGATCGACCAACAAGTTACTGACACACGTGATATTCCACCCGGTACAGAAGTCACTGAACAGACTGATACAGATTGATTATACGTTAAGGATACAGAGTTTAACAACATTCACCGAGACCAGTTCAACAGCACTGTCAACATCCAACACAGTGAGCGGAACCACATCGGGTGCTAACACAGGATACTAATGGCGTACACAGTAAACAAGACCAATAGCTCGGCGTCACCGAACCAGTACACAGTACAGGATGGTGTGGTCAACACGCAAACAGACCTGTCACTGATAGGTAAGGGATATGCGGGTTATGGTGAAGCGATAGCGGAGAACTTCCTTCACTTGTTGGAGAATTTCGCCAACACCACGGCACCGACCAAACCCATAACAGGTCAACTATGGTATGACAGCAGTGACAACAGGTTAAAAGTATACACGGGATCAGCATTCACTCCGGCCGGAGGAAACGTTCCGTATCAAGCGGCGGCACCCAGTTCACTGACACAAGGTGACCTTTGGATAGATTCAGACACAGGACAACTTTACTTCTACAATGGATCTTCGTCCATATTGGTAGGACCCCCAAGCTCGACAGGTACCACCAACGGTTTCACTTTCGACACCATACTAGATTCCACGGATGCCTCACAGAACATAACCAAGTGGTACAACGACGGGAATCTCATAGCAATTGTCTCCGAGGACACGTTCACGCCAAAGAGCACACTGACCGGCTTCGCCACAGTGAAGAAAGGTATCACGTTGACCACGGCGATAGCAGACATCAAATTCCAGGGAACGGCGGACGATGCCGACAAACTGGGTGGTGTGGCCGCGGCCAACTATCTAAGGTCTAATGCCAATGACACCTCAACAGGAACTATTTCCATATCCAACGATGGCGGACTGATTGTTGGGGTCGACAGCGATATATCGTTAGCAGTCGACAGTTCGGGTGCTGTGATCTCTAACACGACACAAGACACAGACATAACATTCAAAGTGAACGATGGTGGAACGACCACAACTGTGATGACCATAGATGGTTCAGAGTCAAGGGTAGGGATAGGAACCACGACACCAAGTACCAAATTACAGGTTTCAGGTACTGTTACGGCTACAGCGTTTACGGGTGCGTTAACAGGTAGCGTTACAGGTAATTTAACAGGTAATTTGACCAGCGCAGGTGCTAACACCATGGGAACTCTCACAATGGGAGGCACATTGACCTCAAAAGCAATATTACCAGACACAACACTTACATACGACATAGGCTCAACAGGCAACAAATACAACACAGTTTACGCCAAGGCCACATCGGCACAGTACGCTGACTTGGCGGAGATCTACGAATCAGACGCGGAGTACGAAGTGGGAACGGTGGTAATATTTGGTGGCGAAAAAGAGATAACGATTTCAAAAATGGGCAACGACACAAGGGTGGCGGGCGTGATCAGTGAGAACCCAGCCTACCTAATGAATTCAAGTTCAGAAGGTCTACCTGTGGCATTAATGGGTAAAGTAAAATGTAAAGTTTCGGGTTACATAAGAAAAGGTGATATGCTGTCAACCCATGCGAAACACCATGGCGTGGCCAAAAAAGCACACGATCCAGCAACAGGAACAATCATAGGAAAGGCGTTGGAAGACCACGAATCGGAGGAAATAGGCACAATTAACATTGTAGTGGGAAGGTGCTAAATACACACAAATGGCGTACACAATTAACAAAACAGACGGAACAGTAGTAACAACTATCACAGACGGAACGGTGGACAACACCACTTCGTTGCAGTTGTTCGGTAAGTCATATTCAGGTTTTGGTGAGGGTCTAAACGAGAACCTTGTCAAACTGTTAGAGAACGCGGCATCAACCGCGGCACCCTCGGCACCTCTAAAGGGTGAATTGTGGTTCGACACCACAACAAATCAGATTAAAGTGTATGATGGTACGAGCTTCAAACCAACAGGTGGTGCGAAAGCCAGTTCAACACTGCCAACGTTGCCATCAGCGGGTGACCTTTGGCTGGATTCCACTAACGATCAAGTTTTCGTCTATACGGGCGATTCCAGATCACACCAAGTCAACGACAAGTGGGAACTGGTAGGTCCGGCCTTCACAGCAGGACAGACACAGTCAGGTTGGAAGATTGAAACACTGGCCAGTTCAGGAGGTAACAAGGTCGTCTCTTCGATGTATGCAGGTGGTACGAGAGTGGCAATACTTTCTAAGGAAACATTCACACCGTCCGTTTCTCAGGCAGGTTTCTCACAGATCAAAGCGGGAATCACATTGAATTCAACACTGGGCTCGGTCTTTGAAGGATCAAGCACACAGGCTTCGGCAATCGATGTTTCTTCTACAACAAATACATCAGCAAGTATTATTGCCGGGGGCAATTTCCTCAGAGCAGATGCTTCTGACACCACCACAGGTTCGCTCACAATAGATAATGACACAGGACTCGTAGTCGGTGATTCACAAGAATTCAGTATTTCTGTTGCCAGTAATGACGTCACTCTGACACAGTCATCACAAGATAAAGACATTTTATTTTCAGTGAATACAGGAGGTACTCCTAAAACAATAATGACCATGGATGGATCAACAGGTGATATCACGATCAACGGAAACTTGAACATCACCGGTGAATACAATTCATCAACATCGAACGTTTCAACGTACGACGATGCGTTCATCAAGGTAAATTCCGGCAACGGCGAAGTTGATGCGGGATTGATTGTTGAGACATCAGACACAGATGACGCTAGAATCTTCTATGACGTATCAGAAAACTACTGGGCGGCAGGTGAAAATGCCACTTACTCGCAGATCATAAGATTATCAGACGCGGTAGCGGACGGCAATGCCAACAAGGAAAAAGTATTAAAGACAACAGCGGCAGGTTTACTAACTGTAACAAGCATAAATTTAGCGGCGGTTGGCTCAGCAATAACAACATCAGACACTGCGAGCGTTAATGTTCCAACCATTGGACAGGTTGCCACATTTGGTAATCTATGGAGCGGATCAGCGAAGACTGTTTCAACTTCATTACCAACAAGCGGTGACGGCAATGATGGGGACTTCTGGTTCGTAAGGGAGGCGTAATCCCATGCCAATAATTACAAAGACCTTCGATTACACAGGTCAATTTCAAATAGCAGAGCTACCACCCGGAACAACCACCCTAACCATGCACTTATGGGGCGGAGGGGGAGGACCCGGTGGAGCAGATACCCAGGGTAGTGTCGCAGATGGCGCCGCTGGACACTACGTCACTGTGACAGATTTAGATGTATCAGCATACGCAGGCAATAAATTAATTGGCGTTGCGGTCGGTGGTGGTGCAGAATCTGGAGGATCGGGCGGAGAAACCGACGGCGGTAGAAACGGAAAAAGTTTGACAGGTTATTCAGGTGGCCAAGGTGGCAGTTCAGGACCGATCGGATCATCAGGTTCCGGTGGTGGGGGTGGTGGAGCCACGACAGTGACATTATTCGAAAATGGTCAGGCCGCGGACAATATTAAATTAGCCATTGCAGGCGGCGGCGGTGGCGGCGGCGGAACAGGAGCCGCATCACGTGGCGGAATAGGAATCAATAGTAATTCAGCGACAAGCAACACGCCAGGCACATTGGGAGAGAACGGCGCAGGCCACTCCGGAGACGGTGGTGGTGGAGGTGCTGGAGGTGGTGGAGCCAACGGAGGCAAGGGCGGTTCAGGAGCCACAGGTGACGCAGGTGGTTTCGGAGGCTACTCGGGATCCAATTTGGTACCCGCGGGAGGTTCCGCGGATGACGGTTCAGGGCTGGACCCAGGGGGCACAGGCAGTGTTTACTACTCGGCTGGTGTAGCCAAAGGTGGCAGGAGCGGTACTGCCGGAGGTGCCGGAAGAGCCGTTTTAATATTCAACGTACCATCAGAGAGCAACTACAAGGTAGCCGGTGAATGGAAATCTCTTAATTCCATTTTGGTCAAAGTATCAGGTGTGTGGAAACACATAAATTCAGGTTTTGTAAAGGTAGGCGGAGTATGGAAGGCCATATTTACTTCAGACATCCTGTTCAATGGAAATTCAGCACTGTTCGGAAACGCAATAGGAGGAGCGACATCGGGCACGGAAGGTTCAGGGGGTGTTCCAACGGTCGCGAACATTCCACCACAAGCAGGAGGCGAGGGTGGAGGTTTTGTCCCAGTAGCACCACAACCAGCGGTGAGACACAATCCGCACACAGTCAGCGGATACAGTCTGGCATCGGTGGCAACATCCTCATATGGACCACCTATTGGAGGTGGTACCAGTTGTTTTGTTGCAGGCACTAAAATTTCAATGGCGGATGGCACAGAAAAAAATATCGAAGATGTCGTGGTCGGTGATGAAGTGAAAGGACACAACGGAACTAACACAGTTATAAAATTAGATTGGGTACTTTTGGGTGATAGGAAGTTGTACACATTCAATGACAGTGAACATTATTTCTTCACGTCAGAACACCCATTCCTGACAGAACAAGGTTGGAAATCAGTCAAGCCAGAGAAAACCAAAGAGCGTGATGGTGTAGAACTTTACAACCAGTTGAAAGGTGCGTTAGAAGTTGGAGATAAACTTGTGACAGGAGATGGATTACTCGAGATCACAGATATCAAATCAAAAGAAATAAACGATCCTGAAATGCCTTTATACAATTTCCATATTTCAAATGACAAATCATATATTGCCGACAACTATGTCGTACACAACAAAGGTTGTTTCTTGGCAGGCACGCCAGTCATTATGGCAGACGGAAGCACAAAACCTATCGAAGAAATAGAATTGGAAGACAACGTTGCAGTTGGCGGATATGTGTTTGCAACTGGTAAATTCATAATTAATGATCTGCACGATTACAAAGGCATCAAAGTTGCAGGGTCGCACATGGTCAAAGAAGACGGCGAATGGAAAAGAGTAGACGAAAGTAAACATGGTAAATTGATTGATCAAGGAAATAACATTGTTTACGTTTTTGGTTGCGAGAACAGAAGAATACAGATCAAAGACACATTATTCACAGACTACTTTGATGGATTTGAGCAAGAAGGACTTGAAAAATTAGGCGAAAAATACTTTGAGCAGTACAGAGAACATGCTGACTTGGTAGACAAGCAAATAGTTGACTTTAGCAACAAATAATAATAGAATAATTCATAATGAAATATAGAGCATGGGATTTGGCCCAGGATTATCCAATTCTGGAAAAATGGTGTGAAGAACACAAATGGGATTCTGTGATACCAAAAGAAATGTTACCCCCGTTAGGAGTAATAATAGTTGAAGAAAAAGAAATTTGTGCGGCTGGATTATATGTGGACAAGAAAGCTAAATTTGGGTTTATGTATGGTATATTTTCAAATCCAAAAACAAGTAAAATAAAATTATTTAAGGCCATGAAAATGTGTTTAAAAGAAATTGAAAAACAAGCAAGAAAAAATAAATTAGGAATGGTCTATACCATTACAGCGGAAAAAGCCTTAGAAAAATTGTATATTAAGCACGGAGGCATGGAGTATGGTGAAAAAAACGTTAAATCCTACATCATGAACTTGAACAAAAAAAAGTATAATAATCTGGATTGGATCAAATAAGGAGCACACGGAAAGCAACGTTATACTAATAAATAAGCATAAGGAGTATCAAAAATGGCGACAAAACAAGAAGTAGCAGATTATATCAACCGATTTGAGATGGAAGATGAACTATCATGGGACGAAAATGCATACGTCCAGGAAAGAATAGATCCTAAGCTCGCAAGTATATTAATTAAAATTGTTGGTGATGTAAGTTGGCTTGTAGAAATCAGAGATAACCTGCCAAGAGAATAGTAAATGGCTTACAAAATAAACAACACATTCGGGACATTGTTGGTCACACTGGCCGACGGCACCATAGATGTGGCCACCACGGACCTCACCTTGATCGGCAAGGGCTACGCCGGGTTCGGTGAGAAACTGAACGAGAACCTGATCAAACTCCTAGAGAATTTCAACAACACTACGGCACCCACCAACAAGCAACAGGGTCAGATGTGGTACGACAAGACCAACAACCAGATCAACGTCTACACTGGATCAAAATGGAAACCGGTGGGATCCACAACCAACTCCGCAACACAGCCGACCAATGCTGTGCAGGGAGACATGTGGTTCGACACGGCCAACACACAGTTGTACGTCTACACCGGATCCGCATGGACCTTGATAGGACCAACCACAGTGGCCGGTTCTGGGGTTACACAGGTCGTGTCGGAAGTTTCACCAGACAACACTGGAGTGAATCAATCATATTTGAAACTAGTGGCCAACGACACGGTGGTGGGCGTGGTATCAAACCTGGCTTTCACACCGAGTTCCACAGACACCACATCAGCGGCGCTGATATCGGCGGGATTCGCCACGGTGGCACAGGGCATACAACTTTCAACATCCGTGGCATCGGCCAAGTTCAGGGGGACGGCGACAGATGCAGACGCACTGGGTGGTGTGGCCGCGGCCAACTTCCTGCGTTCAGATGGCGACGACACCACAACAGGTAAACTGATCATACAGAGTGACACAGGATTAGTGTTAGGTGCGGGGCAGGACATCACAATGACCCTGAGCAGTGACGATTTCACCATAGCACAGACCACACAGGACAAGGACATCATATTCACGGTCAACGACGGAGGAGTAACCAAAACCCCAATGACCATACAAGGATCAACCGGAAGGGTGGTCTTTGACAGCGGGGCCATAAATGACCTAGTGGTCAATGGAAATCTTGAAGTGAAAGGCACGCAGACAATAGTGAACACTTCAACACTTTCCGTAGAGGACAACATAATAGAACTCAACAGGAACATTTCAAGTGCGGCAGGAATGCCCAACCACACAGGATTGAAGGTCAACAGGGGTGAATTATCCTCCGCCACTGAACAGAATTTATACTGGGTGTGGGACGAAACTTTCGCCGATGATGGTTCTACCATATATGGGAACGCGGGCGGCGCCTGGACGGCATTTAAAGCGTCACAGACAGACACAGA